GAACAGCCGCACCCGCAGGTGATGAAAACGCTCGAACTGATCCGGGTGATGAACGGGCACACCTACGGAGGGACGAAAAAATGACCGGCGATGCTGCAACATCAACCGGCCACTGAGCAAAGAACTACGTGATCATTGTATCACAGAAGGAGGCAAAAGTGAATATCGATGAGATTATTGAAGATCTGCTCGGACAATTGCAGACGCTGGAAGACCTGAAAACGCAGATTTCTGAATCCCAGGAAAACATCCGTGAGACGATCTGCCAGTGCCAGATGATGAAAGAGGCTATGTAATGGAAGCAAAACGCAATTGTAAAGATTATTGCAGATTCAGGCGGTGCTGCTATGCAAAGGGCGAGCCGGGACTTGACCCGGATGACTGCCCGACCGCCTGGAAGATCGAGGACATACTGAACGACTACAACCCGGCTGATTATCAGACGGACGATGATGAACCTGAGGAGGATGATGAATGAACATTACCAGAGGACCGAAAAAGACGGCCATCCGCGTCGTGATCTACGGCGTGGAAGGCGTCGGAAAGACAACATTTGCCAGCAACTTCCCCGGCGCAGTGTTTATTGACACGGAGGGAAGCACGAAGCACATGGACGTGGCGCGGTTCGATCCGCCGGAGAGCCTGGGCGACGTGATGGACCAGCTGAACTATGTCGTCGGAAACCCGGAAAAGATCGGGACGGTCGTGATCGACACGGTGGACTGGCTGGAGCGGCTACTGTTTAAAGCGGTATGCGAGGAGAAGAAGATCCAGAACATCGAGGACATCGGATACGGCAAGGGATACGTCTACGCGAAGCAGAAGCTCCAGGGCCTGCTGGATCTGCTGGACCTGATCATCGAGCGCGGGGTGCATGTGGTGCTGATCTGCCACAGCATGATCCGGAAGTTCGAGCTGCCGGACGAGATGGGCAGTTATGACCGCTACACGCTGAAGCTGAACGAGAAGAACATTGCCCCGCTGATCAAGGAATGGACGGACATGCTGTTGTTCGTGAACTACAAGACGGACGTGGTCACCGGAGCGGACGGAAAGACGAAGAAGGGCCGCGGAGGCCAGAAGCGCGTGATGTATGCCAACCACAGCGCGTGCTGGGATGCGAAGAACCGCTTCGGCTTGCCGGACGAGATGCCGTTCGACTACGGTGAAATCGCGCACCTGTTCGGCGAAGCCCAGCCGGTCGAGGCTGTCGAGATCAAGGAAGAGAAGATCGAGCAGGGTGAGCCGGTCGTGCTCCCGCACATCGAGCCGGTGCCGGCAAAGGTGGAAACCGTAAAAAAGGTGCCGAAGAAAAAGGCACCCGCGGAACGCCCGGAGAGCATGCAGAGTGACGACCCGGACAAGGATGCGCTGCTGAGCAAGCTGTGGGGCATGATGCAGAACAGCGGGGTCGAGGATCCGCTTATTCTGCAGGCTGTTGTCAGCGAGAAGGACTACTACGACATCGTTGTGCCGATCCGCGACTATGACAAGGAATTCATCAGCGACGTGCTGATCGAAGCATGGGAACAGGTTGAAAAACTGTGCCTGACCAAAATTCATGATTTACCATTTTAAAGGAGGAAGAAAACAATGACGAATGACAATCTGAAAACCTATGACTGGGACGACGAGGTCGAGCTGACAGAAGACCAGGAGCGCGGAGGACAGGAGACAAGCATCCTGCCGGACGGGAAGTATGCCTTCGAGGTGATCAAGACCGAGAAGCAGTGGTACGACGGCGGTGCGAAGATCCCGGCGTGCAATATGGCGCGGATCTTTATGCGGATCGACGGCGGCGAACTGGGCACCGGACTGGTCGTGGAGAACATCTACCTGGCTGAAGGCTTCGAGTGGAAGGCCGGCGCTTTCCTGCGGGCCATCGGCGTGCGCAGCCACGGCGACAAGCTGGAATTCCGGAAGCTGCTGCACTGCGACGGTGAAAAAGGCCGGTGCGAGATCTATGTGGACGAGTACGAAGGCCGGGACGGAAAGACCCATCAGAGCAACAAGCTGAAGCGGTTCTTCGACAAGGAAGAGGAGGCACCGAAGAAGGCGTTCAAGAAGGGGGCGTTTTGATGGAAAGAACTACCAGCTTTTATAAATTCATAACTATGAATTTTATGAAAGACGATTCTCCGCTTGGTGATTTGGCCCGTGATATGAAAAGAGACCGCGACTTTCCAAGATTCTCTATCAACTATGACCGGGTCAGGGATTATCTGGAACGCTGTGCAGCTTGCTCAGACTGCTTTGATGCATTTGAGGAAGGTTGGAACAGGTACATGATTTGGAAAGAAGCGGATGGTACATGATGGACATCAGCGAAGCCCGGGAAATGCTCCAGCACATCCCATGCAGCGCACTCAATTATCAGGAATGGACAAATGTCGGGGCGGCCCTCCACCACGAGGGCCTGCCCTGCAGCCTGTGGGACGAATGGAGCCAGACGGACGGATCCAGGTATCACGCCGGCGAGTGTGAGAAAAAGTGGCGGACGTTCGGCAATTATGCCGGCACGGACGTCACGATGGGCACGGTGTACCACATGGCCGTGGAGTACGGCTGGGACCCCGTCGCCGGAAAGAAGACCTACGGATGGGACGACGTGATCACCTACGACGGCGAGCCGATCGACACCAGCGGCTGGCAGAAGGAAGACACAAAGCCCATGGTGCCGCCGCCGACAAAGGACGCCTTCAGCCCGGCGAAAGAGGCCAGCGACTATATCAGCGCGCTGTTCGAGCCGGAGGAGAAGGTTTGCTACATTACGACAGCATACCAGGACGAGGACGGCAAGTGGAAGCCCTACGGAAAGACATCCAGCCGGACGGCGAAGCAGCTGCTGGACAGTCTGCGGAAACACCCGGACGACATCACGCTGACCTTCGGCGACTACACCGACGCGGCCGGTGTGTGGATCTGCTTCAATCCGATGGACGGAGAGGGCCGGAGCAATAAGAACGTAACCAGCTACCGGTACGCGCTGGTGGAGAGCGACGTCCAGGACATTGATACACAGTACCAGATCATCCAGGACCTGCGCCTGCCAGTGAAGATGCTCGTGCACTCCGGCGGAAAAAGCCTGCACGCGATCGTGAACATCGGCGCGGTGGACTACAAACAGTACCAGGAAAGAGTTGATTTCCTGTACACCGTTTGCAGGAAACACGGGCTGGTGGTGGACACACAGGACAAGAACCCGAGCCGGCTGAGCCGGTTCCCCGGGTTCCGGCGGGGCGAGAAGCTGCAATACATTGTCGACCGGAACATGGGGCTCAGCGACTTCGTGGAGTGGCAGCACTACATCGAAGACGAAATGGTCGAGCCGCTCCAGGTGCAGAACCTTGCGCAGATCTGGGAGAATATGCCGCCGATCAAGCCGGAGCTGATCGAAGGCATCCTCCGGCAGGGCCACAAGATGCTGCTGGTTTCCTCCAGCAAGGCCGGAAAGACCTTTGCCCTGGTGGAGCTCGCGATCAGCATCGCAGAGGGGCGCCGGTGGCTGGGCTTCCGGTGCAAACAAGGTCCGGTATTGTACCTGAACATGGAACTGGACGAGGCCAGCTTCGACGACCGGATGAAGAAGGTTTACGAGAAGATGGAGCTAGACAACCCGCACCGGGAGAACATCGACATCGTACACCTGCGCGGAAAGGTCGAAGTGCTGGACAAACTGATCCCGCAGATCACCCGGACCATGAAGACAAAAGACTACGCGGCGGTGATCCTGGATCCGACGTACAAGCTGGGCATCGGCGACGAGAACGCCGCGGAGGCGGTGATCAAGTTCACGAACGCCATCGACAGGATCGCGAACGCCGGGGCCAGCGTGATCTACGCCCACCATCACAGCAAAGGTGCGCAGGGAGCAAAAGCGAGCATGGACCGGGCGTCCGGATCCGGAGTATTTGCCCGGGATGCCGACGCGCTGCTGGACATGATCGAGCTGCGGATCCCGAAGGAACGCGCGGAAGAAGTAAAGGCAGAGTATGGCGAAAAGGTGACCGCGTGGCGGCTGGAAGCGACCCTCCGCGAGTTCCCGCGGATCGAACCGGTGAACCTGTTCTTCTCTTATCCGCTGCACGAACTGGACGCCAGCGGGATCCTGAACGAGGCCAACCTGGAAGAGAACGAGCGCAGCATGGAGAACGGCCGGGAGATCGGAAACCTGACGAAGAGTGCGAAGAAGGCAGACATGAAAGCGAAGCTCTACGAGGCCGTGGACAGGGACATCGAGTTCGACGGGAAACGGAAAACATACAAGCAGTACGCCGACGAGTTCGGGGTATCTGAAAAGACGATCAAGAGGTACATGAGCGAGTGGGAAGAGGACATTTGAAAAAGGGACAAAAAGGGACATTCCAGTTTATATAGATAAATGTCCTGTCCCCAAATGTCCTGTGGAACAGGGACAGGGCTAAAAAGCCGCCCTGTCCACTGTCCACACCCAGGACATTGAAAGGAGTGACCCGATGAGATTCAAGCTGAAGATGATCCCGCCGACAGCTACCGCTCAGCAGAAGGGCGAACGGGTCGTCGGGGGATACATTCACCATTATAAGAAGAAAAACGTCGCCCAGGCGGAGGCGATCCTCCGGGACGCACTGCTGCCTTATGTGCCGGAGGCACCGATCGAAGATTTGCCGATCCTGCTGGAAGTAAGCTGGATGTTTCCGTATCCGAAGAGCGCACGAAAACATGAACCTGGTCAAAAAAGATGGAAGATCACCCGGCCGGATACGGACAACCTGAACAAGATGCTGAAGGACGTCATGACGGATATGGGATTCTGGAAGGATGACGCGCTGATCTGTGCCGAGTTTGTCAAAAAGATGTACAGCGACGAGCCCGGGATCGTGATCAATATCGTGGACTACATGGCGGTGAACTTCTATGGAGAAGATTAAACCGTTCATCAAGTGCGTCGACTTCTGGCCCGGGCAGATCCCGCCGGAGAAGCTGGCAGTGTACAAGCAGCTGATCGAGGAGGGCCAGATCCGGAAGCACCATTTGATCCACAACCGGCAGACTGGATCCGCTGCGGTTGAATATTATGCGATCGCACCGCATGAATGGATCCTGGAACAGATGGCAGAAAGATGTTGACCAGCACGTCCCGGCGGGGCAGTGCCGGAGGCCCGACAAGATGGAGGTGAAACCGCTCTCCGCGGGCTGATGGGGCGTGCCACTGCCGGCCGGTTCAACTCCGGCCACGTGCAATTTTTCGGAGGTGAAGAAATGACAGACGAGGAGATTTGCTACTACATCTGGATCTTCATGGCGGTCCTGCTGACGTTTGCGGTCGTTGTGCTGCTGTACTGACGGAGGTGGAATATGGCTGATATTGAGAAGGTTATCAAAGGATTGGAACTTGTCCGAGAAGATATTGCGGAAGTTTTTACTTCTGGCTCACAAGTTGCAGTTGATTCATTAAGAATTAATAATGCTATTGAATTGCTGAAAGAGCAGGAAAAAGAGAACAGCAGAATCGCAAACGAATATCTAAACCTTGTAAAAGTGGCATCGAAGCAACCGCAGATAGTCCGGTGCAAGGATTGCAAGCACAAAGAAGAATCCGTTTCGCCATCATGGGAAGCGTGGTGCAATAGATTGCATTGCGGTTGTGACAATGATTGGTTCTGCGCGGACGGGGAGGCGAAGGAATGAAGAACACAGAGAACCTGATGAAACGGCTGCAGCGGGGGATCACTGTGGCGAAGGGGATCGACAACGACTTCGTGTTCATCACGATCGGGGACGCGAAGCGGCTGCTGAAGCTGCTGGAAGAGGACAAGAAACGCGACGCGGAAGGGGGAAAGGACAGTGAACAATCTGGAAGCACTTGAAGTTTTACGGGGCGGCATGGCCTTGCGCCAGGCTGAATGGTCCAGCAGGCCGGACGTGATCGTCGGGGACTTCACGTATGCGTGGGGTCCGCGGATCAAGACCTGGGGCGAGGGCGCGAAGTGCTACATCGGGAGTTTCTGCTCCATCGCCGGGAACATACAGATCTTCCTGGGCGGAGATCACCGGGTTGACTGGATCACGACCTACCCGTTTGCGGAGCTGATGCCGGAGAACTACGACATCCCGGGCTCGCCGAAAAGCAAGGGCGACGTAATCATCGGGAACGACGTCTGGATCGGGAACGACGCGAAAATCATGAGCGGCGTGCATATCGGGGATGGCGCGGTGATCGCAGGGAGCGCGGTCGTCACGCACGACGTGGATCCATACGAGGTTGTCGGCGGAGTGCCGGCGAGGCACATCAAATACAGGGTGCCGAAAGAGCGGATCATGGATCTGCTCCGGCTGAGCTGGTGGCACTGGCCGATCGAGAAGATCGCGGACGCCGTGCCGGTGCTGCAGAGCGGGGACATCGACGCGCTGTTTGATTTTGACAGGAGGTGGGGGAATGAGTAATCCGTTCTTTTCGGTGATCGTGCCGATGCACAACAGCGAGGAATACATGAGGCCTGGGCTGGACAGCATCGCGGCGCAGTCCTTCAGGGACTACGAGCTGATTGTCGTCTGCGACAAGTGCAGCGACAACACGGCGGAGATCGCGAAGAGCTACGACGTGAAGGTGCCGGAGATCACGGTCGACGAGGTGGACTTCGGGAAGTGCGGGCTGACGCGCAACCACGGGCTGGACATCGCGCGGGGCGAGTGGATCCTGTTCATGGATGACGACGACTGGTTCCTGCACCCGTACGTGTTCGAGATGCTGCACGACCAGCTGGTCCGGGTGGACTGCGACATAATGGCCTGCGGGTTTATCTGGAAGCGCGGCGACCGGAATGAGCTGACGCCGTGGCACATGCCGCAGGGGAGTGTGTGGGTCGCACCGTGGTCGAAGGTGTGGAAACGGAGCTTCATCGGCGAGCACCGGTTCCCGGCATGGAAGCACTCCGACGACCTTGGATTCGCGGAGGAGATGTACCCGCTGGTGGACAAGTTCGGATACTTCCCGCACGCGATCTATTACTACAACTGGATGCGGGAAGGAAGCATCCAGGACAGGCTGGCAAAGGGTGAGCTGAGCATGGACAACGTGAGGGAGTGATCTGATGAACAGAAAACAGGAGGTGCTGGTCAACTACCGGGAAATCACGATCACGCTGGAACGGCTCGACATGGAGATGGCAAAGCTGGACGATATACTGATCGGAGGGCCGAACAAGATCAGGAGCGCACAGATCACGGGGATGCCGCGCGGGACGAATGATCCTGTCGCTGCGTTGATGCAGCAGGTCGACATTGTGGAGGAGATCTGCAACGATATCCGGCAGAAGCAGGCGATGCAGTACGAGATGATGCTGGAGGCCAGAAAGATCGTCAACGACATCGAAGATCCGCGACTTCAGAATATCGTGGCGTTCTACTATCTGCACGGCATGACGGATGAACAGATCGCAGAGAAGGAAAACCTAAGCCAGACGCATGTGAACAGGCTGCGGTCAGAGTTCTTTAATTGCTTGATTTAATGGGTAAGATTCTATTGAATGGGTAAGCGGTTTGTGAATAATCATAAGATGAAATATGTCCGCAAGGACAACACACACAGGCGCACGGAATCAGCCGTGCGTTTTCTTTTGTTCACAATTCAGAGGGGCCGGCGGGGTTTTCTCCTTTCCCTCGCCTGGGGGTCGCACTCTTATTATGGCGAGGTGGGTCCTGAGTGCATCGTGATGCTCAGATCGAAGCGTTCTACACGTCGCGTGCATGGCGTAAGAGCAGGGCGTCACTATTGAAGGAGAAGGGCGGGCTGTGTGAGCTTTGCCTGAAGAAGGGGCTGATTGAGCCAGCGGTGCACGTGCATCACAAAGTAGCACTGACACCGGAGAACCTGAACGACCCGGCAATAGCACTCGACCATAGCAACCTTATGGCGTTGTGCGAAGAGTGTCACCAGGAACAACACAGGACAAAACGCTGGCGGTGTGACGCGATGGGGCGGGTGCTCCTATGACGCCCCCCTGTCGAAATCGAAAATCGAAATCGCCGGCAGG